CGTCGACTGCTCGTCGAACATGATCTCGTCACGAATGACGCGACCGCCCTGCATGATGTCAGCAGCTTTTCGCCCTTTGACGAAGTGGCGCATGCTGATGTAGTTACGCTTCTGAGCTTCGTTCAGAACAGAGTCGGGCCCGGTCACGAACGACGGGGACGTACTCTTCTGGAAGTCTCCGAAGACGGAGGCTGCAACACCCATTGAATTGTTTTCCTCCTTGCGAGGAACCTGTCAGGTAAAGGGCCTAGTCCTCCCAGCCGTGGGCCTTCTCGATCTGGTCAAGCATGTCCGTCTCCAGCTCCTGATCCGTCTTCGCTGACGGGGGAGTCTTGGCGCGGCGCTTGCTGCCGGTCGGTGTGCCCTTGGCTTTGGCGGCGTCGGCCCGCTCGTCCTTCTCCTGGCGTGCGGCCGCTTGCGCGTCCTTCAGGTCGAGGCCCTTGCTGACATCCGTGATCGCGTCGTCGAGTGATTCGTACGACCCGGACTCCATCAAGGCTCGGACCCGCGGGACGGCCTTCGTCCACACGTCAGGTTTGGCGATGTCGGGGAAACGCTCCCTGACCCGCCCCCTCGCAGACTCGTACAGACTGGCGACGACGATGTTTTGCGTCTGCTCGAGCTCGGCCCGCAGGGCCTTGTTCGCAGCGCTCGCGTTGCCGTGCCATGTCTGCAAGACCTTCTGCAAGGCCGCCGCACTGGCTTCTCCCAGCTCCGCGCGGAAGGGTTCAAGGGCGCCATTGAGGTCCAAGGGTTCATCGGCGGGTGTTGCATTTCCCGACAACTCCTTGGCGCTCGCGGCCCTCTCCTTCAGCTCCTTGAGCTGTTCCTGTTGAGTGCGGTAGGTTTCCTGCTGGTCCGCGTAGAACTTGGAGCGCTTGAGACCGTGTTCGATCAGTCTCTTGCGCCCCCAGCGCAGCGAATCAGGGTCGAGGCCGTCCCTGCGGATAGCTGCGAGAGCTTTCTCGTACTCGTCCGCCGAGTAGGTGTCATCCTGCTCGTCCTCTGCCTTCGGTGCCGGTTGCTCCGCTGCCTCGGTCTCCGCGTCTGCGGGTTCGACCTCGGCCTCTTCGGACTCGGCGTCCTCGGGTGTTTCATCGGGCTCCTCGGGCTCGTCGAAGTCGCCGTATGCGGCGTCGTCGGTGTCGTGCTCGGCGAGGTACTCGTCCATGTCCTGCTGCGGGCCGGCCGGGCGCGTGTCCGGAAACTCGGCCAGCACTGGAGCGGTGTTCTTCTCCAGCGGGGCGGTGGTCATGACGGCGTCGGCTTCTTTGCCCATCAGTCGTATACGAATTGCCCGTCGTAGCCGGGGTCGTTGTGGTTGACGCGCGCCACGAGGTCATCGACCTCCGCGCGCTTGCTGAAGAGCGGCTGGCCCTGCGCGTTGAACTCACCCTTGTGCAGGCGGTCCCAGCGCGGCCGCGACCGCGAGACGAAGTGGACATCCGCGCGCACGAGCGGCCTTGTGCGCAGCGCGGCCAGGGATGGGACGCGGGTGTAGCGCACGCCCCCGCTGACGATGCGCCGTGGCACGGGCTTGGTGCCGTCGTACCAGCGCTCGAGCGTCTCGCCGGCCTTGTTCTTGAAGTCGTAGAGCATCAGCCTGCCATCCCTTGGGCCGGAGCCGCCATCATTGACGGGGCCGCGTTCGGGCCAAGCATTTGCAGGGGCGCCTTAGGCCCCTGTCGGGCCGAGGGCCGCGCCAGCCGCGGGCCTCGCTCCACCTGCTGCGCCGCGGCCTGCTGCTGTTGCGCCATCGCGGCCGCCATCTCGCCGTCGAAGACCTCGGCCAGGTCGGGCATGTTCATCTGGTCGCCGAACTTCTTGAGCACCGCCTTCCAGCCGATGAAGGGGGCGGTGAGAGCCACCTGCGAGACGTTCTGCAAGAGCTCGAAGGCCTGGATCGCCCTCTGCTGGTTCAGGCCCTCGTTGCTGCGCTCCATCGAGTACGGTTCGATGTCGAGCTCCAAGTCGTCGAAGGACGCCCCGTCCTCTTCGTCGGTCCCTCCCTCGAACCAAGGCGAGAGGCCCTCCTGGTACTCGAGGTCGTCGGGGTCTCCCAGCGGGAAGGCGACGCGGTTGTCGTGGTAGAGGTACCACGCGACCGTGCGCAGGACTCCGATGAGCGCGTCGGTGAGCTGTTGCTTGACGAAGTCGATGCGGATGTCGGAGGCTGAGGAGGCGATCTGCTCGGCGGTCGCGGTGATACCGCCTTGCGCGGCCCCGCGCTTGGCCTCGCTCATGCCGAGGATGCGGTCGACACGGTCCCGGCGCATGATGACCTGCTGGATCTGGGTCGGGGACGCTCCGCCGATCTCCACCTGCTGGAAGAAGGACTCCTTGGTCAGGTTCTTCACTGGGATCACCCAGAGATCCGCTCCGCTCTTGAGGCGCTGCTGGAGCTTGGGATCCTGATCGTCGACCAGGACGAGGCGCTTGTACTTGCGGTCGGCGTAGTCGGCGGCCTTGGCGTGGTCGTTCAGGGCTTGGATCTGCGACTCGCCCATCTGGAGCGGCGCCAGTGGCCGCGTGTCGTCGGGGACCGAGTACACCCCGAAGACGTGATAGGGCCCCCAGCGCGGCCCGTAGTACGCCCTGGGCTCGCGCACCTGCTGGACGTCCAGGCTCCCGTCCGACTCCGAGGTCGACGCCACGAGGGTCAGGATGGTCCCGTTGACGTTCTTCTCGTCCGAGTCAGTCTCGAGCTCGGGCACGAAGATTTCCCGCACCTCGACCTCGCCGCGGTCGGTGACGTCCTTGCGCTTGTCGCCGTAGTCCCAGGTGCTGGTGACGCCCTTGACGACGTCCATGTTCCAGCCGTCCTCCTCCTTGGCGCGGGTCTCGAGGTCGTCCTTGTCGATGCGGAATCGATGGCCGTTGAAGCGCAGCTCGTCGCGCGAGTCGGCCAGGGGATCCTCGAAGTAGTCGTCCGGGGAGATCCGGCGCAGGACGGGCGTGAAGGTCGTTTTCCCCTTGTGCTTGACGCGCGGGTTCTCGACGCGCTCGACCATGACGATGCCCCAGTTGAAGAGCATGTCCACGGCCGGGCCGCTCGCTACGAAGCGGCGGAGGTTGTTGTCCCGGATCCAGCGGTTCGTACCCACCTGGAGCGCCTTGGCGACCTCTCGCTGCGCCTCTGCGCGCTTCGTGCCGATCTTCACGCGCGGGTTGTCGAAGATGATGCGCGGGATGACGAGGGAGACGTACTCGCCGTAGGGGTTCTCGGGCCCGTAGTCGTCGCTCCAGGAGATGTCGTCGGAGTGCGCGGGGCCGTGGTAGGCCATGCGTTGGCGCATAGACGCCTTGACGAAGCGCTGCGTTCTGCGGAGGGCCTGCTCTGATTCCTCCCAGGCGCGGGCGTAGTTGATCGACCCGGCCTTGCCGCCGCCCTCGTCGTCCTTCTTGCGGAGGAAGAGGACCAACTACGCCTAGCGCCCCCGCCTCTTGCCGAGCGGCCCCATGCGGCGGTTCACCCCGCCCTGCGCCCTGGGCCCCTGGAAGCCCTTGAAGGCCCCCGGGTACTTCACCTTGCGGGTCGCCTTGGCCCGCCCGTCCCCGCCAGCCCGGATGACCGGCCCGGCCCCCACCATCCCGTTCGCCATGCGCAGCACCGGGTTGCCGAGCTGTGCCTTCGTCGAAGCCCGGTCGCTGCCGCCTGCGGCACGCTTGCGCGCGCCCCCGAGCCGCGCCGCAGCGCCGCCCGTCTTCCTGGTCGCCATCGAGTACTCCTTCTTGCCCGTCACCCCCACCGCGGGGGAGACGCCGGACCCTAGCACCCCGAGGGGGCATGGGCAAGAACTGCCCATCCAGGCGGGGACGTCGGCGGGGAACTCCCAGTATCCCGGTAGTTTGGCTCCTCGGAGCTGCTCGCGGCTGGCGGCGAGTGCCGCTTGAGGTGGCACGGCCGGCAGAGCCAGACCACCTTGAGCGGCTCGCTGTACTCCTCGTGGTGTTTCTGGGACTCAGCAGACCCGCAATCTACGCAGGGCTCCCGCGCCAGCTTCCCGCGGCGCTGGTACACGTTCGCGTAGCAGCGCGCGTTGGCCTTCACCCTGGCCGCGCCCTTCAGCTCAGTGTGTTTCGGCCGATTGGCCCGCATCCAAGCGGCGTGACAGACCGTGCACCATCGCTGTTTGGCACGGCGGGGGCGCTTGTGGCACTTTATGCATGGGGATTGTTCCACGCAGCCACCATACAGGAGGGAACGCGCGGGTGTATCCTGGCAGCCATGTGGAGGGCGAAATGATCTCCGAGGAACACCTGATCGGCTGGCTGTGCATGACGCGCTTCAACTGGGCCTCGGGGCACACCATCGACGCGCCCGCCGAAGTGGACGCGGAGATGGTTCGCCTGGGGTGGATGACGATTGAGCCGGAGGCCGACTGGGACGGCAACCACTTTGCAAACCTGACGGACAAGGGTCGGGCCGTCTGCGATCTCTACGCTGCCGAATGGGGGATCGAGTCGCTGGAGATGGCTGAGGACGAGTAGGCGCCCCCTCACTCTGGGACGCCGGCCCAGCGGCCGTCACCCTCGTCCTCGGCGTCGTACACCCCAACGTCGGCCCAGTCGGCGTAGCTGAGGGGCTTGGGCTCCCAGGGCGGCTCCAGCTCCTCCATTTCCCGGCGCCAGGCGAACATGGCCGCGTAGCGGACCGCATCGCAGCCGTCCTGCGCCACGACCGGGTCGGGCTCTTCCTTGACCTCCTTGCCGTCGTCCGCCTTGAGCCAGGTGTAGGCCAGCAGCTCCTCTTCGGTCGCGACAGGGTCTCCGGCCTCCTCCAGAGCCTTGTCGACGTACCGGCTCGAGCCCTCGACGAAGAAGATGCGGTCCTCGCGGAAGCCCCAGCGGACGAGATCGAGCCCGCCCATGTCCCGGCCGGCGTGCTTCTGGTTCTTCGCCTTGCGCGCGCAGGCCGAGCTGTCTGCCCCGCGCCGGTCGGCCAGGCGCTGGTTGAAGAGCTTGATGGCATCGGGCCGAGAGGGGTCGCAGGGGATGGCGGAGAGGCCGTACTCCTCATCTGCCTCGCAGGCCCGCGCGGCCCACCAATCGAGGTCCTTCTGCGTGGCGTACCACTCGGCGACGCGGTAGATGCAGTCCTCATCTCGCGTGGCCCCCTTGGTCACGCCCCAGACTTGCAGCACTCCGGCATGCCGGAATCCCCAGTCCATGCTGGCGAAGTGCCACTTGATCTCTTCCGCGACGTGCTCCTCGAAGTAGCGGCGCTTGATCCTGTGCGTGTGCTCGTCGTAGGTCTCCCAGACCAGGCCCTCCTCGGAGACCCACTCGCCCAGGTAGTAGCGGCGCCGCATCGTGCCGGTGTAGCTGCGCAGGTTGTCGAGATAGGCCTCGGTGACGGAGGGGTTGTCCTTGTGCTTGCTCTTGAGGCGCAGCATGGCGTCGGTCGCGGCTCGCTTGTTGAGCCAGTGGTACTTCGAGGCGGGGTTGCAGTCCGCGATGGCCTGCTGGTAGGGGGCGCCCCGCTCGCCCCGGAGTGCCGGCAAGAGCTCGAACCAGTCGGTCACGCTGACCTCCGTCGCCTCGAAGATGCAGATGATGTCCCACTCCGAGCTCTTGAGGCGTGAGGAGTCCTCCAGGCCCTCCAGCACGATGTGCGAGCCGTTGGGGTAGGTGTAGTAGGCCCGGCTATGACGGCGCCCGTGACCGACGATGCAGATTCTGTCGCCGGCGAGGACGATGTCCTCCCAGATGACCTGGACGGACTCCCGGAGGCTCTTGAGGGTCTTGCGACACCAGAGGACGCGGATGCCGGGGTAGGCGCGGCAGAGGACGTTGACGTACTCGAGGATGGCGCGGGTCTTGCCCGTTCCTCGCGGCCCCTCGATGAGGACTTCGCGCTGGCGTGTGGGGGCGGCCGGGTCCTCTACGGCCTCCATGAGGCGGCGCGCAGCGCCGCGGCAGCGATAGACCAGCTCCCTCAGCGGGCCTCGACTTGTGCTTGGGCCATGAGGATGTCGGCCTCACTCCTCGATCTCGAACAGTAGGCACTCCGGCGCGTGGCGCTGGCCGTTCGCCCACGCTGGAGGCGGGATCGATGTGTTGACTAGCGGCGCGCAATAGGTGGTGTGGGTCTCGCGGATCACGGCGCGCAAGCGATCGATCTCGACGCGGAGCTGGGCCACGCTGCCCTCTGCGAAGCTGTGCGCATCGTCGATCCACGCTTGCAGCTCCGGCGCGCGGTCGGCCAGGTCGTGGATCGGGTCAGAGCAGTGCAACACGACCGTCGGTCGCTCGCCGATGGTGTGGCACGCTACGCGCTCGCTGGGCGGACGCTTACAGGTCGGACACTCACTCATCTGTTTTCCCCATCTTCCCAGCTCGGCGCAACGCCCGCTGTCCCTTGGCCGTCACGGTGTAGTGCAGCTCTCGGAAGGCCCGCTTGTCATCGATTCCCTGCCGGATGTCCAGATCCAGGTAGGAGCCTACCAAGAGGTGCGCCAGGGCGCGCTTGCGGGCCTTGGTGACGGTGAAGGCGCGCCCCTCACGCATGAACCAGAGCACCTCGAGCTCGACGGTGGTCATGCGGGCGGCCCCCCGCGGCGGAGGGTGTCTCGGATCCAGCGGCTGAGGGCCACCGCGAGCACCTTGGCGGCCCGCGGCTCCACGCCTTTGGTGCCGCCCCTGGGGATCACAGACACGACGGGCTGGTCGGCCGCGATCGCCTCGCATAGCTGCGGTGCTTCCACGAGCTCGCCCTCGGGGCTGCCGCCGCTACCGTCCCACCATCCAGTGCCCCCGCCTTCGCCGCACCCGTCCGCCCGACTGCCGTCCAACCAACCGTCGCCCAGGCCATCGCCGTGGCCCGTGCCGTAGCCGGTGCCGGCGCCGTCCGTGCTGTAGGAGTCGCCGCAGCCGGTGCCGTTCCGCGGGATCACAGAGAGCCACCGCGGACGTAGATCGGACACGGCCCCACCTCGAGGGCGTGGCGGCCGGCGAAGGGGAGACTCTGATGGCGCTCGCCGAGCATGTCCGTCACCACGGCCGGGGTGTCGAACTCGAGCGAGACCTGTCGCGGGCCCATGACGGCCCAGGCCATGTACACCGGCGGCCGGTCGTCCCAGCCGGCGTGCATGACCTCCACTTCGCCCTTGGTCCCGGGGTCCAGCATCCACACGTAGACCCCGTCCGTGCCGTCGATCACCGGCTCGAGCAGGCGCGGGGCGGGGAGCATGCGGATCATGGTCTGGATGGCCGTAGCGGCCATCCGCCAGGCGCCCGTCTTGCCATCGAAGACCCCCCCGTTCGCCTGGTCCGCGTCCACGACGAAGAAGGGCGTCACGCACTGCACGCCAAGGCGGATCGCGAGGGCGTAGTAGCGCACCAGGTAGGCGGCCTGGAGGACCGGCGGGACCGTGCGCAGGGGGTCCTCGGCGTAGAGCCCCCCATCCTCCTGTGAGATGTGCCAGCCTCCCTCCGTGAACCAGATCGGCTTGCGGCGCCCCACGCGCTCTGGCACGTTGCGCCACAGGAGCCGGACGTGCTCGACCAGGCGCGCGATGCTCGAGGGGGCCTCCAAGTGCGTGCCCACCTCGCCCTCCGGCGCCGCCGGGTCGATGCCGGGGTGCAATGCGCAGATGTCGTAGGAGGCGTGCACCTCGCGCGCGGCCTCCGAAGTGTAGACGTCCGTGAAGAACTGCATGGCCTGCTGGCTGGCGCGAGCCGTGTCGAAGCCGATGATCATGGTCCCCGGCCGGACCCACCGGACCACGCGCGAGACGCGGATCAGGAGCTTGGCGTAGAGGTCTGCCTTGGCCCTCTGCGTGCCGTGCGCGAGCATGTAGGCCCCGTTCGGCTCGTTCCAGACGTGCACGGCCTTGGCCTCCTGGTAGCGCGCCATCCGCAGCTCCGTGCGCCGCTCCGCGGCCGCGAGGAACTCCTCATCGGTGCCGTAGGCGTCGCGCGGCGCCCCGTCCGCGACGTGCACCGAGTAGCCGAGCTGGTCCTCCTTGAGCATGCCCATGTCCTGCCCGGTCGGGTCACCACCGACGCGCAGATTCCCCCAGCCCACCTGCCGGATGGCGTCGCGGAACTGCCGGTAGCTCGACCCGTAGACGTAGAGGCCGTATCCGCGCCAGTAGCGCGGATACCAGCTCCCGCGCTTGAGTGGCTCCGCGGGGAGGGAGAAGATGCCTGGGATCTGAGTGGGCTGGATCATTCGTGAGGCTCCGGAGCAGGGGGAGGGTGGCGCCCGCCGAGCCCCCCCCAGTGAAGGTCCCGCGGACGCCACTCCGTCTCGGTCGCGGCGCCCGTTGGCAGGGCCTCGACCCGTGCACGATAACCACAGGCGGCCGTGACAGTCAACCGCCACCGCGTGGTATTATGGGGGACATGGACGTCAAGCTCGAGCTCTGGCGGCTGGGCCTGCGCGGCCCCTGCCTGCACCACCTCACGGCGGTCTGCCTCCCCCTCTCTTCAGCCGATCCGGAGCGCTTCGCGGCCCTGCTCGCGGACTACGCGGCGAGGGCGCGCGGCGCGCGGAGGCGCAGCGGACTGCTCTCGACGGTCATGACCGATGCCGATGTCCTCGAGACGTGGGAGATGCTGGGGAGGGTGCGAGCCCTTGGGGCTCATGGGGCTCCGGCCGAGCCCGAGCTGAGCGCGGACCAGGCATGGCCCCTCGTGCAGGCCATCTATCGAGAGTGTCACACGCAAGCGGAGATGGCGCTGCGGGCCCCCCCTGGGATCGCGCAGGCGGTGCAGTCCCTTGGGGGCTGGGGAGAGCTGATCGGGATGGGGCCGTTCGAGGTCGAGGCCATGCGCAAGCGGTTCGTCGCGGCCTGGGGGAGTGGGTAAGTGGAACACGACCCCGAGATCGTCCACACGCCGCTCGACGGCAACAAGCGCATGCCCCGCTTGAGCTTGCGGCGGTCGAACGGGAATCCGCCGCGCCAGCCGGCCCTGTGGAACCACGTCCATGTGCCACTGCCGCTGCCGGAGCCATGCTACGGGCGCTACCCCAGGGGATTCCTGGACTGGGCACTCTCGGCGCTAGCAGTGCCGGGGCACGAGGTCCTGCACGTCTGCTCCGGCGGCATGTCGCGGGACGACGCACGGGGCGGGACACGCGTGGATCTACGCGCCGCAGCAGCCCCCGACGTGCTCGCTGACGGCCGCCGCCTGCCCTTCGCGGACGCCTCATTCGGCGCCGTGCTGATTGATCCCCCCTACTCGGTCGAGTACGCGCAGGAGCTTTACGAGGTCGTCTATCCCCGGCCGAGCCACCTGTTGGCCGAGGCGGCCCGCGTCTGCGGCCCTGGCGGCGCTGTCTGCATGCTGCACTTCCTAGTGCCGCTCCCTCCCGCCGACTGCGACCTGGAGCGCGTGGAGGGGATCACGCAGGGCCTGGGCTACCGCATCCGGGCGTGGACGGTCTACCGCAAGCGGCGGTTGGGGCTCTTCGATGCGCCGGTGGGTGAAATTACGCACCCAGGTGGGTGAAATCTCGCGGTGGGTCTCGCTGGGCCCTTCTTGGCCCGGCTCCCCGCGAGCGAGGGGACAGGGGGCCAGCCTGTATAGGTCGTCGCTGCCCCCCTGTCCAGCCCCGGCACTCTGTGGTATTATTCCCTCAAGCGGCTGGGGAGGAGCGGCCGAAGAGATCGGTGCGGGGGAAGCATCCCCCGCGCAACCAAAGGACACGGAAATGACGCAAGTAGACGCCCCCAACTTCAGGCGCTGCGCGATCTGCGGCTGGCGCATCAACGGCACCGGAGACCACGCCCCCTCGCCCGATCCGCTCGGCCTGCTCGGCGAGGTGTGCGTGTGGTGCTGGAAGACGCGCGCCGGCGAGGAGGTGGCGCCGTGACCGAGCGACGCGAATACCAGATGTCCGCAGCCCAGCTAAAAACGCTGCTGGACGCATGCAGGCCCGTCCCCTACCTGGTGTTTGGCGGGGTCGAGCCACGGAGCCCGCAGGAGAACGCGAACGCCGCCTGGGCAGATCTTGGCCGGCAGATGGGGTTTGACGGCAAGACCGCCAAGCCAATCCCTGGGCGCGGGCCCGACTGGTTCACGGCTGAGCCGGTGGAGGTGGCGCCGTGACCTATCCCATCAACGAACGCGGCGGCTGGATCGTGCCGGCGGGCAGCGTGATCTCGGCCGATACGCGGGTGCCGGCGTACTCCGAGTTTGGAGAGCATTGCTGGCTTGACCAGCGCTGCGATCTCGGCGAGTGCTGCGATCTCGGCCTGGGATGCGTGCTCCGCCCTGGTTGCCATCTCGGCCCGGGGTGCACGCTCGGAGAGCGCGCCGTGCTAGGCCGTGGCTGCACGCTCGAGGCGGACTGCGAGCTCGGCCTCGATTGCATGCTCGGCGACGGCTGCGAGCTCGGCCCAAGCTGCAAGATCGGTGCGGGCAGCATGTTCGGGGCCGATTGCGTGATCCCGAGGGACTGCACGTTCGAGCTATGAAACCCAGATCCGAATTCCCCGGCCGCTGTATGGCATCCGACGAGGCGGGCGGGATGTGGATGAACATCGAGGCGTGCGGGCGAACGTGGAAGGCCGTGGCCTCATGGGGACTGGGCTGGGATCACGTCTCGATCTCCGAGCAGCACCGCATCCTCGTCGCGAAGGAGCACATGCACCCTCCGCCGTGGGAGGTGATGCAGCGCATGCGCGAGCTGTTCTTCCTGCCCGAGGAGACCGTGCTACAGATCCACCCGCCGGCGGATCAGTACGTCAACTACCACCCCGGCGTGCTGCACCTCTGGCGGTCTCACAACCAGGTGATCGAGCCTCCGCCGACGTGGATGATCGGCCCCAAGTGAGTGACCGTGACCCCAACGAATGCTCGCAACCCGACTGCGACTCGCCCGCGGCGTTCCGCTACACCTGGCCGGGACGAGACGAGGCGCGCGTCTGCCTCATGTGCTCCGCGCGGGTGTCCGCTTTGGCGAGCTGGCTCAGCCTGCACTTGCAATTCATCCCGCTGACTGCGGACGACTACCTGCGAGGTGAGGGCGGCGTGTGACGCGCGCGGCGCGCGCCCCCACTCCCCTTCGGGTCGGGGCTTAACACCCCTTGTTTCTCTTTAACCCTTGGAGGGGAGACCAGAGGGAGAGGAAGCGGAACCGCTCGCGGTGCTCGCTCGTCTCGCTTCGCTCGACCCGATTCTCAGCGGGCAGGCGGGCGATCCCGAGCCCCCCTACCCCCCGGACGATCGTGACCGCGGCCGGAAGGCAGGTGGACGGCTCTCAGCGGTATAGGCTGGGCTTCACCGTCGCCCCCACGTACGTCGAGTACGCACGGATGAGTAGACCGGCCGCGCAGGTAGAAAACAAGCCCCCCCCGTGCAGATTCTTCCCGAGGCAGGTGAACGCGACGGGCGCAACCTCAGCACAATGGGGGGCTTGTTTGGGGTTCCACCGCGAGGACACTTCGGACGAGTCCGACCTCGAGGTCCCCGTGGGGAACCTGTAGAGAGATTGTGGATAACTCCGCCCCTCGGGTCAAGGGGCCGGCGCTACTCTCGCTCCAGGATCACCCGCTTGACCGTGGTGTCGGCGCGGATGTCCACTCCCTGGGTCCGGAACGCCGAGGGGCCCCAGGCTCGGATGATCTCGTTCATGATGCGCGGGGCGGCCGGTCGGCCGTCGCACCAGGTCATGGCCATGTCGAGGCCTTCGCTGAAGACGGCCTCGGCGCCGATCTGGGAGCACACCTCCCAGGCGGCGCAGAAGGCCTCGTCCCGGCGGTTGTTGTTGGTGCGCCCGAGCCATTGGTACACGGCCACGTTGCTGATCCCGGCCGCCCTCGCCGCCCAGGGCACGGTGGGCCGCACGCAGCAGGCGCCGAGCACCAGGTACTGCTTCGGCTTCAGGCCGGGGAAACGCTCGATCAGGTCCTGCGCGAGCGCGCTATCGGGCGCGGATTCGGGTTCATCACTCATGCGGTCGATCCCAGGGGAACATGTCCGTAGGCCATAGCGCCCCAGCCTTCACGTACTCACCCCGCGGCAGCCCGGGGAGGCCGTCACAGGGCGGATATACCCAGACGACGCGGTCCCACTCGCCCAGACGGCGGCGCCATTCGGCGCACGGTCCCGCTGAGCTCGCCACGACCATGATGCCACGGAAGGAGACCGGCGCACTCGGATCCAGCGCCTCCCATCCCGCAAGATCGCAGAGCTCCAAGACGTAGCGGCGGACCGCCTCGCTGTTGTTGGCTAGATGGAGTCTCCACGGCCGGCAGTTTGTGGCTTGCATACAAGCATCGACGAGCTCTTGCAGCAGGCGAATCGTGGGGAAGGGATCGCGCGCCGTTGCGGCACCAACATCCACCGACGGCGGCCCAGCGCCAGCCAAGGCCGGCGCCAAGAACCCGAGGCCCGGCAGGCAGGCGGCCGCCCTGAGGAGGTCGCGGCGATTCATTCGACGATCGCCACCATGCTGCCGTACGGCACGAGGAAGAGCATCCGGTGCTTGTCGATCAGCACGAACGGGCCGGGCACGATGACGACTCGATCGC